TTATTCTTCTCGGGTATATCCCCCACCCACACCGGCAGAGGCATTGGAAGAACCTTCTTTTATATAGTAATAAAACATCCGCCCATTACCAAATTCCGGGGTACAAACCGCCTCCTGCTCAAGTGCCTCCAGGTCCTCAGTGAAGAACCCGACTAGCGTTTTCTGCTGCATTTCGGACAGCGCCTTCCTGTGCTGGTAAAATGGGCCGGTGCCACAGAATATTCCAGTCCGCATGCATTATGGCGCATCTTTACATGAGCAAAAGCATTCTGATATTCTGATAAGACAGTGTATTCTTCCCCCACCAGCGCTTCCACCTGCTGCTGAAATTGCTCCGGCGTTTTCTTTTTACACGGGCTGATACAAATATGATCTCTTCCATGCATAACTGCACTGGGCGTCACCTCCCAGATCTCCCCACAATGATGGCAGCGGAATTTATGGGGTACTCCAAGCCTGGTACATACATTGCTTTCCAATGTATATCCTCTTGCTTCTATTTCAGGGAGTTTCTGATAAAAACTCTGAATTTCACGATTTCTCCTGGTTTCTGCTGAATGAATAATACGATTCCGTTTTCCGCAAACCGGACAGCCACGTTTCATAAAATCCGTATAAGTAATCTGGAATGTTTCATTACAAACCGTATGATACATTGTCATGGAAGTTTTACAATTTTTATAAATGCTCAGAACCTGTATTTCCTCTCCGTATTTCTCTGCAATTCTGACCTGAATACGTGCAAGCTGTTTACAGTAAGGACAAGCGTGATGCTCCATAAACCATGTAGCAGAACATTCAAATTCCTGCCCGCACTGATTGCAGAGGAACCGGATAGGTTTTCGGGTATTTACGTAAGAACCCAACATCTGAATCTGTGGATACTCCTGTTCACAGCAGATACCGGACCTGCTATTTGATTTTAGTTCCTCATTCGGTTTGTACTGCATTTTTTCCAAATATTTCTTCTGGTCCTGCAGCCGCATTTTCTGTTTCAAATATCGAATTCTTTTTTCCTGTTTATGCTGACGATTTTGTTCGGCCTGTTCCACTCTTGGACATCTTCCATCAAACAGACCGTCCGCCTCAGCCTTTTTCAATTTTTGGCAGACTGTAGAAGGGTGTACCTGAAGCTTTTCACCAATCTGTTTCTGAGTGTATCCTTGTTTGGATAGTTCTATCATCTGCAATACCATTGAGGTATTTGCGTCCTGTCTGACCTTCCCCCAATTCACACCATCTAACGGATAACATGCTAATTTACTTATAATCTCTTTTCGTATCCAATCCGGTTCCGATTTTCTGCAATCCAAATATATATACTGTAAATGCAGAACTTCTTTTGCAAACCGTTCCTTCTCCCGATCACGTTCCTGAATCATCTCCAACGACCAACCTCCAAGCCTGTTGAAAACATCTGGAGCAAAATGCTGAAGGCCATGTACTTCCAAAAGAATTCCTCGCGGTTCATCGTAAAAATCGTATTTATAATGACTTCTCTTTCCTTCTATTTCAAACGGTACCATGTATTGTCTATGAAAAGAGATATTCAGCTGTGCCAGAAACGCATTGACATACCGTTCCGGATAACTCATACCATCTCTGCAATAAGGGCAAGGGACATATTTTCTCTGATAAACAGTATGAATACTCTTGTCCCGCACCAATGAGCCGCATTCCTGACAATAAAAGTCTGCCAGTGTATGCGAATAACGGCTTCTCTCCCTTGGAATCTGCGGTTCTGCAAACCATAATGCGAAATCCGGAGCTGTCTTAGCAATCGGAGGATGAAAACAATGTTTGCATGTGCGCAGACGCCCCTGCTGCAAATAGCTTTCTCCAACCTCATATTGGTGGCCCCTTCCGCATCGCAATGTAAAGTATTTCCGGAAATGATCAGGTTTTTTCTCCACCTTTTGTCTTGCAATTACAGCCATGCTGCCATGATTTGTTGGAAATACATGACCAATCTCATAAACATACTGTCCGCGTTTTTCATTCATGGATTTTGAATCCTTTCACCTGTTCTTTCTATGCTGCTTCAGTGTGCTTTTTCGTTAATGCTGCGGCCACTTCGCAGTGCGGTGAGTGTATAAAAATGATATTCCCAGGACAGAATTGATCCTGGGCGGAACCTACTACTTCTTGATCACTTTATACAATTCATAATCACACTAATCATCATTTCTTTTTCTTCTGGCTTTGATTCAGCAATCATAATTGTCAATGCCACCAGCGTATGATCAGCAATCACCTTTTCGCCATCCCGAAACAGCGCCTGATTCCTATCCATAAAATACAAGAAAATAGCAGCAGCAATCCTTTTATTTCCATCTGAAAAAGAATGATTCTTTGTAATAAAGTATAACAAATTTGCTGCCTTTTCTTCTAAAGATGGATAAACTTCCTGACCTGCAAAGGTCTGGTAAATTGCCCCAATACTTCCTTTAAAAGAATCATCCTTCTCATTACCAAAAACATCACTGGAGCCTCCATAGCTCATACTGTCAATTAATTTTCTACATTCTTCGTAAGAGAGCAGATAAATAGTATTTCCGCCTTATGGCCGCTTCATATTTTGGTGGTCATATGCGTCCAATAACTCCAGGGCTAAGCTATATTTTTCAATCACTGATAAAATCTGTTTTGCATCCAACTGTTCTTCTGTACGTTTCATAATCCGCACTACCTCTTTTAATTGATTCATGCGGTTATCATTGACTGCATAGCCTTTTACTATGTAATCGCGAAGAACTTTATTTGCCCATTTACGGAATGCGATGCCACGTTTGGATTTTACTCGATACCCTACAGAAATAATAACATCCAAATTATAATGAGCAACCTGCCTCATTACGGATCTTTCCCCTTCTTTTTGAACTATCGCAAAATTTGCGACAGTTGCGGTCTGATCCTGCAACTCCTCTTTCAACGCATTGTTAACATGTTTTCCAATCGTTTTTACATCACGCTCAAATAATTCGGCCATCTGATTACGGTTTAACCATACGGTGTCCTGCTCCGGTGTTATGGGTACTTCTAACACAACATTGCCATCTGTAAATAAAACAATTTCCTTCTTATCCATTAAACACCCCTGTCTTAATTATTTTGCATGTCTAAAACACTTTTGAATCAATATCGTTGGTACATTTGGCATCTCCCTTTTTCAGCATAACAAATTATCATCTGTTTTTCATAAGCATCTATTTTCTTCACATTTTATTTTTGATATTTTCATCGTATTCCCTATTACACACAACGCTTCTTTCAATTCTCTTGATTTGTAAATTTATTATTTACAACTTGCCAAATCGAATCAATATCAAATATGTCTTCTGTTTCCATACAATCCTTTTCATATTCTGTATCGCTGTAGAATTTTAAAACTATTCGCAACCTCCAAATAAATCATAGTTTCTATCACTTTTGGAAGTTTTAATCTATTAGCTTTATATCTTTTTTTACAATAAGCATTAACGATCTTTTCACATTCCACAGTTTCCCAAGCCACACTTATGTACAAATTTACCTTTATTACCAACAAAACCAAATCACGATTTATTTCAATAAGTATAACATGAGCAAAAGAATGTTTCAGTAATTTTTCACTTTCGCCACGAAGTATATCTTTTGCCAGACAGTATACACTTTTGCCAAATAGTAAGGTTTACATAAATTGTGTGGTATATAAATATGATGCTATTTTTTCATAGGTTATTTACTTACCGACATCAATATTTGTTCAACTTTATCTAAAAGGTAATCCGATGGTTCCTCACCATTTTCCTTCATATATATCATTTTTATTAAATCATTATCATCCAAGCTAATAATTAATTTTCCACTTTCTTTTAAACACCCTAAAGTTGCCTTCTGGGCATTTGAATCAAAACCCTTTCGTGAAATAATGAAAGCCACATTCCTTAGCGCGACAGGAAATAAGTATTTTTCTGTAATATATATTAAGTTTTGCGAAATGTAATCCGAATAGTTTTTATATTCAAAAACAATAAATTTTGTATGATAAAATGTTATAAGAAATTTCCAAAACTCCGTTGTCCCTTTTAACGAGCACAACAAATCCATACGGAACATCTCATCGTCTGTTTTATGCTGTTCTGAAATTTTAAAAAACTCTGTCTCAAATAGATATTTTATTATTTCTGTGCAGATTATTTCATACTTCTTATCTGCATTATCCAACCTACCCGATTTACATTTTTCCAGCTTCTCTTGAAAAACTTCTACATAGGATATTGTCTCTTCATCTATTGTAGTGTCATTTGTTTTTACTTTTACATTTATTGGTTTTTTTGCTTCTATCTCCAAAGTGGAATATGGAATGCAACTTGTCAATAATTGCAGTAGATCCTTATTTTCCTCACATAAATATATTAAATTACTTATATCCCATATTTCTACATCAAATCTATCAAAAATTTCTCTTTGCGAATCTTCATCGATTTCGCATGGCATAACAATAATAAAAGAGATTTCTTCAGCCAGATTATTAGAAAGCATAATCTGTTTATATTGCAAAATTTGCTTTAAAGCATTATTAAGAATAACCTTTGAATTATATAAATTTCTGTAATACTTCACTTCTAGAACTATTTTTTTATCTTTTTCCGCAACTATATCTGCTCGCATACTACTTTTAGGCTCATTGGATATTTTTACTTCTCTTAAAATATTTTTATATCCTCGATAATCTAATAATTTTATTAAAAAGCGTTCTATAAATTCTCTTTCAATTATATACCCACTATAACCATCTTTAACTGCATCCTTGGTCGTATATGTATATAAACATTCTGCATCATAAAACCAATCTTCAGATGATTCTAAATTTTGCAACACACCCAAAGCCTTTATATGTTCTATATTCAACAGTTCAAGGCACCTTTCCTTTTTTTAAAATTGAGCCTCATCACAAATCATAAAATCAAATCGACTAAAGTTCAATCTGTTTTTAATAACATCTTGATATGTCGCAATTAGAATTTTTTGTTCTTTTAGTTCACGTACATGCGTTGCTATATTCACATATTCAATCATTTGCAATAGTACAATTTTTATCTGCTCACACAGCATAGACCTCGATGACAGAATTAGTATAGATGCATTATTATTTTTTAATATTATTTGTATTACAGCTGCAATAATTACCGTTTTACCAAGCCCTGTTGATATATACATTTTGGCTTTACATTTATCAGATTTGAAAAATTCATATATATTTTCAACTGCCTCTTTTTGATAATATCGAAGATTTTCCAAATATGTCACTTCCCTTCTACTGCCATTCTCATGTATCTTTACCTTACTAATTATTATCCCTTATCTATCCCTACCTAATTGCTTTAATAAGGCGATATGCCGAGATATTCACGTTTTGCTAAAGGGTATGGGTTTTGCCGGCTTGTATCTATTGCCCAATAAAACCCTCATTTTCTAACTCTCAGGCGTACCCCGTCCCCACCCAAACGGAAACTTATCCATTTCTAGTCCTTTAAAAACACAACTCCATTTCCACCAAATACCCCCGCAACCCCGCCTAGAATCAACCTTTCCGCACGAGCAACACGGCGGTTTCGACATGCGGTGGGACGGATATTTTATACTACATGACAAAAGTATTTTCATTACATAGTGGTGGAGTAAATTTCTTTGTCAATTTTACCCCTCTTACCCCTTTTGAACGAAATTCACCCCTTTATGAATATATCTACCCCTCTCACCAAAATTATACTTTCTTTAAGTAAAGTTAATTTAATTTTTCTTTGTCATATTCCAATGCCCTGTACTCCCTTTGCAATTCCCGCGACAGTTCTTCTTCGCTTGGAAGGTATAACTTATACTTTGACGCAAAAATCTGCGTTTCATTTTCTGGTAAGGTATACTTTACTATAGATTCACTTTTATCCGCACAAAGAACAATTCCTATCAGTGGACTATCTCCATCATTCATCAATTCACGTTCGTAGTAATGTACATACATCTGCATTTGCCCTAAATCCTGGTGTGTCAAATCTCCAATTTTTAAATCAATTAATACAAAGCATTTCAAAATGTAATTATAAAACACAAGATCTATTCGGAAATGCCGGCCATCAAATGTAATCCTTTTTGTCTGGCAACAAAAGAAAACCCTCTCCCCAACTCTAAGAGGAATTTCTGCAAATGTGTTATCAATGCTTCTTCAAGGTCGCTGTCATAAAAATCAACATTCGGACTTAATCCCAGAAACTCTAATACATATGGATCGCGTATAATATCCTCTGGAATTTTTACAGGCTCCATTTTCTGGATTTCTTCCGAAACCTTTTCTTTATTCTGACTGGATAGCAATCTTTCATAAAAGAAAGAATTAATTTGCCTTTCCAACTGCCGTGTGCTCCAATTTGATTTTATTGCTTCTTCTATATAGAATTCACGTGCATTTTTATTTTCCACGCGCATAAGCAGGCGATAATGTGTCCAACTCAATTCGCCACGCAGTGCGTGACTATTTGGAAATGTCAGATAAAACTGTCTCATGTATTTAAGATTAGTCAGTGTGAAACCTTTACCAAAATCTACAATCATTTGTTTGGATAATTCCGCTATTAATCTACTCCCATATTCTGCTTTTTCATATCCATCCTGCTGTTCCACGATACTTTTTCCTATATTCCAGTACGCTTCCACCATTGCAAAGTTTGCTGTTTAATATACTTTGTTTCTGGCTTCAGAAAGAATTCTTTTAATTTGTTCATAAAATTGATGTTCCATTTGATTCCTCCTAAAATTGCATACAACTCATTTACCACAATTTCGAATACAGAAATATTTTTCCTGCACAAATACATTTGCCAGACTTGATGGAATGTTATTTAAAATATTTTCTTTAGTTACTTGGATTAATTTATCCTTTCCAAATGCGTTACTAATGTCTTTTAATGATTTATCATTTTTACAGATTCTAAGTAGCTGTTGAAAAAATGAAGAAATTGAAACGATAACCCTATCCCGCATCATATTATCTAAATAGAATTGCATCATATTATCATAAGATAGTATGCCATTTTTATATTCCAACATGAGCAATTCACTTTCACCTGAATATTCCCACTTACTATACGTCTCTAAATCATTTATAAAACAGACAAACATTTTATCGCTAAAAGACCAGTCAACACCCTCAATTTTGGTTACTACTTGTCCGTCTGGATAACTTTTATACCAGTATGCTCCATATCCAGGCAAATAAAAATTTGTATTATTTCCACTAAGATGATGAAAATAATTCAAGCTATTTAAAATACTTTTCCCAACTTCTAAATCGGGACGTGTAATCAATATTCCAATAGTATCTTCCTTAATTTCATCGCTGTTAATATCTCTTAACATATTCTGGTAGGTAATTGCCTCCAACATTCTATCACCTCAAATTCCAATCTATAAATTTATCATAATATTTAACTATTTTACAATAGTATGGTTTTGCTACATAGTTTAATTTACATAGCAACCCCCTCATTTTTAAACTATCTGGCGTTATCCCCGTCCCCACCAAGAAGGAAACTTATCCATCTCTATTCCTTTAAAAACACAACTCCATTTTCCCCAAATAATCCCGCCAACCCGCCTAGAATCAAGGTTTCCGCACCAGCAACGCCACGGTTTCCACATGTACCGTAAGTCGATGTCAAAAAACCATGTGTGCTACACAATATTATAGCGTAACTTATTATCTTTTAAAATAAGAGATTTTCAAGAAATAGAAAAACCAGAAGTACTATAGCGTAACCAAGCGTGTTATAGAAAAACTTGTGCAAGGTAGGCAAATCGTAGTCACTGCCTACCAAATGAGGCGGGCCCGGTATTCCGGAACCCGCCTGCATCATGATTTTTTCTTGTTCATAATCTGTTCACATTTGTTTGATATATTCCATGTTTGGAATCATGTGTCTATCTTTTCTTTAACCCCATTGTCAACCGGCACATGTTTTCTCATAAACGAGGCCGGCAGAAAACTGTCAGCCTCTCCTCTTTTTCAGAACATGCGCACCCGAACATTTGGTATCTGCCTCCCTCACTCTCCGCCTTCCGCCTCCCCTATCCTGATGGCTAAATCCAAAACAGTAGCGGCTGTCTCGTCACTGATGAAATGAATATGATTCATCATAATATCATTTATAAGCAATCTCATTTCACAAAACATGTCCTCTGCCGCCTTGGCAGACTGATATTGTACATAAGCTCCTTCAATCATAACTTTATACCTCCCCACCGTTTATATATATATATAAACGCTTTTTTCGGTATTTTTCTCCATACATTTTTTACTTGTGACAAATTTAGTAAGCATGTGGCTGTGAACAACAGTTCAATTTTCAATTAACATTGAGGTGTTTTTCGTTACTAATAACAAAAGACGCCATTATGGCGCCTTAAAATTTTTCCAGTTAACAATTAAACCTGCTACTTTTTTGTCACAGAAATCACAGTTCCAGTGAATGCTTCTGTTTCTTCCAGTTTTCCTGTATAAACAACAGAAACCGTATCTCCTTCTTTGACAGAAGATAATCCTTCTGGTTTTTCTCCTTCAAAGCTAAGAACATAATCCACTCCATCCCCATCGGTGATAACAAACATAAAATCCTTAATGTCACTGATAGTACCTGTAAGAGTGGATTCTTCTTCAGCCATTCTATTTTCACCGCTTTTAGTGGAAGACACATCAAGCGTACTTTCCGCTATCGAAGTGCTAACTATCTGTGTAGGCGCTGCGGAAGACACTTCACCTTTCTGCGCGGAACATCCCGCAACCAACATCAAAGTTACACAAGTAGCTACAAATACATTTCTTTTCTTCATTATCAAATCCTCCTTTTTATAATTTCATAATATTAGACGTATTGTATTTCAAAAAAGTTGCAGATTTTAAAAATTTTTTTTAAGTTATCTTTTTATTTTTCCTATTCATACTTTGTCTATATTTAGTCGATATAATATTTTCGTAGATGTCACCATCTATGCCCCCGAATATTTTGTACATGGATGGGTCTGGTCCTATGGACTAGACCCATCTCCTCTGTTATCCCCATCCTTATCTGGCATCAGTGTCACCACGTAAACACGTACCGTCGATTTACCATGTCGTACTCCTCCGCAATCCGGAGCGCGCCCCTTGCATCCGTAATCATGCATTTGCCCTCGTCGCTGCCCTTGACTGGGCAGAGTAAAAATGCCTCGCCGGCAGGGTCCACCTGGTAGCCGGTCAGCATGTAGCCCTCGCTGTCAAACAGATACCAACCACAGGTGCCGTCCGTGGCCTCCTGGAGCCAGTACCAGCCATTGGCCGCATAGCTGCCGTCTGTAAACTGATACCACCAGCGCTGGCCGTCTGCGGCCGGCTGAAAGCCCTGGGTGTATGTCACTGGGACCGGGGTATAGTCGATGTCGCAGAGCTTGAGGACCTTCTGCCAGGGTGTGGCCGCCACTCTGGACTTGATGGTGCCGTAGTTAATGCCCTTGGCCTCGATGCACCAGCCATCCCCGATATACACCCCGATGTGGCCCGGCTTCCAGACCGCCCAGCCGACCATGGACTCGTCCAGATGGTCAATGCCTACCCGCTCCACGGCCGTGTCATAATAGTTGTAACTGCCGCGGATGCGCCCGGTGTACCAGCTGATGAGGCCGCTGCAGTCCGTGCAGCGCTGGCCTATGTACTTGGCAGCTTTGGCCTTGTAGGCGGATGTGTATGTGCCTGGGTTCTCCCGGGCGAGGCGGTCAAGGATGGCCTGGGTAAGGACCTCGCCCTTGGCGCCGTAGACGTAAGGGGTGCCCAGCTTGTCCTTGCAATGCTGTATTAATCCTGCTGCTGTCTTACTCATAGTGTTTTCCTCCAATCAAAAAAAAATAAGGCCCAGGGGCATCCCTGAGCCATGAAAAGTTGTGACGTCACAAGTTGCGATATCGCAACTGCTGCCTAACCCCGCAGCAGGGAGATAGATGGGACCACCTCCTTCTACCCTCTATTGCCTTCCTGATAATCCGTACTATCAATCTTGTCCTTCAGGACCGCGATGTAATTACGCAACCATTCTGGGACATTAGCGCCCATGCGGCCGGCATTCTCTATGATGGATAATAATTCGTTCAAGAGGTACCACACGGCCACCAGGAGCCCGAAAAAGGCCTTGGCGGTTATCTGTATGCCCAGGCTCCCCGCCACTGACACAATTACATAATCCACAACTATGGCTACCGCAATCACACACAGGTATCCCACCTTCTTGATGATGCCCTTTGCGCCCCTCCTGGAACTCCAACCATAGCCAGCGTCACCCGGATGGTCGATAGCCTCCGTCTTGCTGGCCAGCATCCCGGTTATGTAATCCAGCACCATCATCCCCATGAGGATACACAATACAGGATATAAGATTCCAAGCTTCGAACTCAAAAAGGCACCGGCTGCCGCCAGTACCCCCTGCACTGCATATACATACTCTCTTTTCATTCTCATTAACCTCACCTTTCCTTATTTTGTGGCATAGTTCTTGCCTGTTATTTCCTTGTAGTCCGCCTCGGACAGTTTACCCGCGGCCACCAGGGCCTTAAGCCGGTCAATGTCCCATAATCTCGGGTAATACTTCTGCGCCAGTCCTTTTACATCCATGGTCTCACCTCCTATAAGTCTGTCCCGGTCATCACAGCCAGGAAATCAATGTCAGCCCTGTTATGCTCCGCCGCGGCCTCTACACCTGGCTGAGATAGCGTTAGGAACGCCACACGGCCATATACAGCCTCCGCAGTGACGGCTCCGTCCTCACCGTACTGCTCCGGGGTAATGAGATAGTCGTCATCAATACTCTTTGGATTATCCAGCACCGTATAATCATCATACACGGCCAGGGTGCTGCCATCCTCATTGACAGTCTTAATCTGCTCCGTGGCTGCAGCATTCGCAAACACGGTCACGATGTCCTCCAAGGGTTCCTCCGCCTGGAAGATAAGCTGCAGAGCGCGGGGCGTGGAGGACGTGCCGCCGATGACCAGCGGGTACTCCTTCCCGTTTTTCAATACAATTTTTTCATTCATATATTTTCCTTTCCGCCTGGCCGGACATGCCGGACGCCAGGCAATAAAATAAGTCCCTGGTTTAGGGACCTAATTTGCAGGTTACGATTCATTTTTTCTTATCACAAATAGCAATTTACCATACATAGACACCAGCAAAAAAATTAAAGATGGGTTTGCTAACGGTACAAGTTGGGCAGCTACAGAGGATTGTATAGTTTGTGGTTCCATTGGTTTTAACATCTCAGCTCAGGGTTGTAATGTACTTATAAATGGGATAAATATTTTTTGGGTCAATAATGATGTCACAGTCAATTCGTCAATGCCTATATGGTTTTCTGTGCGTAAAGGTGATACCGTACGATTTATTGGTTATAACAGTCAAGTTCCAAACCTTACGAACCTATATGCCTTCAGCACAAAATGATTATTATGATGGCTTATTAAATTTCCAAACCTGCTTCCAGTTTCGTCCGTCATAAAAATCATACCAGATACCGGTGTTGTTAAATGCGATTGACGCAATCTCACCGTTATCATAATATAGCTGGAATGCC